CCCTGGCGGTGTGGCAGGCGAAGCAGTAACAAAAGGCTTGGATGCAGCAAGCGTCCGCCAATATGCCATTGACTACGGCATCAAACTTGATGATGCAACTATCAACGCATACTCGCAGAACCTCATCATGAAGACGATGACCCCTGAACAGGTTAAAGAGATGATGCGCCGTGACGCGGAGAACCTTTATCCTGCGTTGAAAGGACAGTTGGATGCTGGTCGTACTGTCGCACAGGCTACGGCAACCTATCGTGCTGTTGCTGCAAGCACTCTTGGTATTGACCCGTACACGATTGACTTCACGGATGCCAATAAGTGGGGGCGTTTGTTGTCATACCAGGACCCGAACACGAATGAGACTCGCCTGATGAATGTGACAGAGTGGGGCAAGTTCCTGCGTACGTTGCCTGAATGGCAGTCAACTGATGAGGCTAAGACGTTGTATCGTGATGTGGCTTCTACTATTACTAGAGGTTTCGGAGCAGTGAAAGGTTAACCATTATGGCTTTGACTAAACAAGAACGCCAAGAATTATTTATTCAACAGCGCACCGCTGAACTTCAGGCAGCTGGTAAGCCTGTTGATACTGCTGCTCTTAATGCTCGTTTCGCTGAATTATCTGCTACTCCTGAAGGTCGTAAGCAAATCACCGCAAAAGTTCAACTTGCGAACGCACCACAGGCAGCGGCAGATGCAGCTGCAAACCAGGAAGCATTTAACAGATTTTATGATTATAGGAACAGTTTGCTCGCCCCTAAAACACCAGTGGTTTTACCGACTGGTCCAGCAATCCCACCTAGCGGTGGCGGCGGTCCAGTAACCCCACCAACCCCTACGGTGCTACCAGTTGGCAACGCTGCCGCAGACGAACTCAAAGCCGTACTTCGACGTTACGGGCTTGAAGGACTGTTCGATACCCTAAACCAAGCTGTCATGGCTGACACCACATTGGTGCGTAACGCTGACGCTTTGTTCGGTTCAATCCGTCAGACACCCATTTACAAGGAACGGTTCAAAGGCAACGCTGACCGTGTGAGCAAAGGTTTGCCTGAGCTTTCTGAGGCTGAGTACATCAACCAGGAAGTGTCATACAAAACAAACCTGAAGAACCTTGGCATGCCAAAAGGCTTCTACGACACCCAAGAAGCTTTCGCCAACTTCATCGCCAACGACATCTCCCCAGTCGAACTAGCCCAAAGAATACAACAAGGGTATAACGCAGTAACCCAAGCCAGCCCAGAAGTCGTCAACCAACTCAAACGAATGGTCCCCGACCTAACCGACGGTGACATCGCCGCCTACTTCCTAGACCCAACAAAATCAGGTCAAGAAATAGAACGCAAAGCCCGCGCCGCACAAATCTCCGCGGCAGGCGTAACCCAAGGCGGCATGCAAATCACAACCGCACAAGCAGAACAGTTAGCTAAACAAGGTGTGACCGCTGAACAAGCCCAACAAGGCTTCGCTCAAATCGGACAACAAGAACAACTATTCCGTTCCAACCTGATGGGCGAACAAGCACTCACCCAAGAACAAATCGTTGCAGGCACACTCACCAACGACCAAGCTGCCGCAGAACGAATCGCACGCCGCCGACGCGGACGCACCGCAACCTTCCAAGAAGGCGGCGGATACTCAGGTCAAGGCGGACAACAAACAGGACTCACCACAGTCGGAATGTAATGTGTTATAGTTCGTAATACCTTCACGGACAACCCCCGAACCGTGCGGAGCAATATGGGGTGACAAATCAACAGCAGCCATCACTACCCTCCAGAGTGATGTGGGCAAAAGGAGAGTGCCATATGTCAGATATTGACAACTACGACAGCGAAGACCAAATGGACGACAGCCGAAACCCTGTTAGGGCAAGGATGCGTCAACTGGAAAAGGAAAACGCAGAAGCCAAAAAACTTCTCGCCGAAGCCGACATCGCCAAACGAGAACTAGCGTTCGTGAAAGCAGGCATCGACCTGACTGCACCAGCGTCAAAGTATTTCGTTAAAGGTTATGACGGTGAACTTTCCCCAGAGTCCATCAGACAAGCTGCAGTGGAAGCACAATTGATTAGTCCCCCAGAACCAAGTCCGTTAATGGAAGAAGCACAAGCTTGGAATCGAACAGCAAAAATTGCTGCAGGTTCACAAACCGCTCAACCACCAATCGACTGGAACCGCAGACTACAAGACGCGCGAAGTCCACAAGAAGTAGATTCAATTTTGGCAGAGGCACGAATAGCATTAGGAAATTCATAAACCTCTAAACCAAAGGAAAAATTAAAATGGCAGGCGAAACAACAACCTCGTCACTGTCCGTAGACCAGGTAGCGTTTGACCGTTTGGCGTACTTCGCCCTTCGTTCAGAACTCCTCTTCGACCAGGCAGCAGACGTACAACCAGTAGCACAGGCAATGCCAGGAACTGGCGTAACATTCACCATCTTCAGCGACATTGCAGCAGCAACGTCAACGTTGAACGAAGTTACCGACGTAACCCCAACCGCATTGTCCGACAGCCAAGTAACCGTAACCCTCAACGAATACGGTAACGCAGTAGTAACCACCGCTAAGTTGCGTGGAACAGCGTTCTTGGATGTTGACTCTGCAGCAGCAAACATCATCGGATACAACGCAGGCGATTCAATCGACCAGGTTGTCCGTGAAGTTCTTGCTGGCGGAAGCAACGTTGTCTATGCAACTGGTGGTTCAACCACACCAACGAGCCGTGAGTCAATCTCGGCTGACGACGTACTCGCCGCTGACGACGTTCGCAAGACCGTCGCACAGCTCCGTGGAGCCAACGTAGCAACCTTCAACGGTTCATACATCGGCTTTATCCACCCAGACGTATCGTACGACTTCCGTTCGGCAACTGACGCAGCAGCATGGCGTACCCCTGCTAACTACGTCAACCCAGAGGGAATCTACAACGGCGAAATCGGCTTGTTCGAATCCGTACGTTTCATCGAAACCCCACGCGCAAAGGTATTCACCAACGCATCGAACGGCACCAGCACAACTGGTTCAATCGACGCGTATTGCACGCACATCATGGGTCGTCAGGCTCTTGCAAAGGCGTACAGCGTACAGGACGGAAACGGTGCAGTACCGAAGATTGTCCGTGGCAACGTAACCGACCTCCTCATGCGCTTGCAGCCATTGGGTTGGTACTGGTTGGGTGGCTATGGTCGCTTCCGCGAAGCATCACTCCGCCGCATCGAGTCAGCATCAAGCATTGGTGCTAACTAATAACTAACCATAGTTAAAGCAAAAGCCCCTCGTTTCCCCTCAGACGGGAGATGGGGGGCTTTCGTTTTGCTATAGTCATATAACACGAAAGGTTTACAATGTCGATTTCTAACTACGCAGAACTAGCATTACTGGACACGCTCCGCAACCAGTCATTCGCAGTTGCCGCCACATATGTAAAACTGCACACAGGTGACGCTGGCGAAGCAGGAACATCAAACGCCGCAACCGAAACAACCCGCAAAGCAATCTCATTCTCAGCAGCATCATCTGGCTCTATGGCATCATCTGCAACAGTTGAATGGACAAACGTAGCAGCAACAGAAACCTACAGCCATTGGTCACTCTGGGACGCAAGCACAGGTGGAAACTGCCTGTGGACTGGTGCGCTATCTTCATCAGCAGCCGTGACCGCTGGTGACACTTTTCAAATCACTTCACTCACGCTGTCACTCGACTAGCCGCCAGGGGATAACCCCTCATGGCACAAACAGCAGTCACAGGTTTTAGCGAACCGTTCTTAGACACACATCCGTTCTATCGCGGAACATACTTCCGTACCGTCACACGTACCGCAACAGGACCAGGTAACGGTACACAACAAACCGCATCAGGCAGAACTGTCACACGACTAAACCGTCTCGTTGACTATCACACAGGTTTCTATCAAAACGGTGGACGCTTCTATCTCGGTGTCCGTGCAATCGTTACCGTCACCGCCACCGCATCAGGCACAGGAACCGCGTCATCTTTTGCATCTGTCCTAAGACAACGCCAAGGAACAGGAAGCGGAACAGGAACACAAACCGCTACAGCCATCAAGGTTGCCATCAGAACCGCAACAGGTTCAGGTGTTGGCACGATGGACTCCACAGGTCTTGTCATCCACTTCTATCTGCGAACAGCCACAGGCTCAGGAACAGGAACATCCACAATCACGGTTGTTCGCGCCGCAGTAAGAACCGCATCAAACTCCGCAACAGGAACAGGAACAGCCGACTGGAACATCAACCCTGTTAGAACAGCAACTGGCTCAGGCACAGGCACATCGGCTATTGTTGTCAACCGTGTTGTACTCAGAACTAGCAGCGGCGAAGGTTCAGGCGCGTCGTCATCGACGCGAATACTCACGGCAATACGCACGGCGACGGGTTCAGGAACAGGGTCAGGGACTTTGGTTGGTGCAAGAACACGCCGAACTACAGCAACAGGTACAGGCGACGGAACAGCAACTGCCAACTGGGACAAATCCCACATCTTCCGTGTCCCAATAACCGAAGGTTACCCATTTGCTGTCAGACTTTCTGAAGAATCACCAGACAGACTATTTGCACACACACCACAAGGTTCCCGCGCAAAAAACCTTTACCGTCTCGACGATGGCAGTTACACCACCACCGACCCGCGCAGACCAGAACGCATCACCCGAACATATTACGGCGGACACGACAATTTTCTTACGCAACCAGAAATCGATGAACTCACAGCAGCAGGATATGGAAGTAGTATCACCTAATGGCAACATTCAGACCACCTACCGACAACTTCGTAGTTCCAGTAATCGTCGGGGATTATATGGGCGGGTTACGGTTATCCAAAGACCAGCGTCTAGCAAATCGTCTTGGCGGCAGGATAGAAGCATCACCTCGTGGACGGAACATCTTCTTGCTTACCAACGGAACCTATACCGACAACCAACCGTCAAGCCTTGACATGGTTTCCAAAGTGTATTATGGCGGACACGACAACGAAATTGATGCTGCAGAAGTAGCAGCTTTAACCGCAGCAGGATATGGGGAATACATTTCATGAAACACAGGGAAACACATCCGAACCTAGACGTTGAAGGATGCTTCGGCTGCAGAGTCGCAGGTGTCCGCATGGGAACCAACACAACCACTAGCAGAGGGGCTAAGGTAACGGAGATTAACCAAACAGAACGTAACTGGAACAAAGATATGCCAGCATACAAACGTCTTCGCGCTAACGGTTTGCAACCTAAGAGGATTGATGGTGCTGCCAACGTGGAAAAGAAAGCACAGGAAGCATGGCAAGTGGAGACAGGTATTCTTCCAACAATCTAAAACTTGTTGGGGTTGACATCCCTAAAGTCGGGTACGGCAAAATGGTTGTCGGGCTTAAGACAGCATTAGCCAGCAAAGTAAACCTGTGTGACGACGCAGAACATGTGGTGTTCGCTCTTAGACCGAACCTTATTAAAGGCTGGTTGGAAGACCAGAAGCCAAGCCTGTTGACGATGTGGGAAACGAACTGGCTACCCAAAGAGTTTTCTGATTATCTGCACAACTTTGAGATAGTCATTGTTCCTAGCCTGCATAACTTTGATTTGTTTTCCCAACATCACGACAACGTGCATGTCATACCGTTAGGTGTTGACCGCAACATTTGGCACCCAAAACCAATACAACGCACCGACAAATACAAGATATTGTGCGGCGGCTCAGAATGGTACCGCAAAGGACTAGATGTAGTACTGGAAACATTCCTAGAACTAAACCTGCCCAATGCTGAACTACATATCAAGATAGTCCCACCACACTTGTTTGCCCCAAAGAACCTGAATTATCCGAACGTGGTGGTACATGACCAATGGATGACCGAAGAAGAAGAACGCGACCTAGTTTGTTCTATGGATTGTTTCATATCGGTGTCACGAGGTGAAGGCTTCGGACTGATGCCACTCCAAGCAATCTCAGCAGGCGTACCCACCATCCTGTCTGACGCTCACGGGCATCGAGAATTCTCCGACCTAGCCACCCATCGCATTCCCACCACACCAGTACCCACCGCCAAAGGTGTCTGGCAAAACATGGGTGACTGGGATGAACCTGACCGTGAAGCCCTAGCCGAAGCCATCAAAGACATCGGCAAACATCGTGAACGCTACCGTCAGAAAGCAGAAACCTACGCCCCAGAAACCGCAGCATTCAACTGGGACACCTCAGCAAACCAACTCCTACAAATAGTTAAACCATCAGGGAACCGTGCCGCAGGCAAATGGCTACCCCTAGAACCTATGTGCGAAATACAAGTCAACCGCAGAATAAAAGCCAGCATCGGCACCCATAACATTGACCTGAAACCTGGTATCACCTATCCTGTAGTGTTAAACGTGCGCGAGGTTCTCCGTGCATCAGGATACCTAGTGGAGAAACAATGAAGAAGAAAGCATTTTGGGAAACAAAAAACCCAAACAAAAAATCCACCCCATTAACACCATCCCAAAAAGATGCGGCTAAAGCCCGCGCAAAAAAAGCAGGCAGACCATACCCAAACTTGGTGGACAATGCCTGGGCAAAAGGACAGAAATGATTGAGTACAGAGGGGAAAAGTTCTCTGGTTACAACAAACCAAAGCGAACCCCGAACGCCAACAAATCCCATGCAGTCTTAGCCAAGTCAGGTGACAAGGTGAAACTCATCAGATTCGGTCAACAGGGTGTCAAAGGTTCGCCTGAAGGCACCGCCAGAAACAAAGCTTTCAAAGCCCGCCATGCCAAGAACATTGCCAAAGGCAAGATGTCCGCAGCATACTGGGCGGACAAAGTTAAATGGTAACATCTAAGAGTCGACAGGAGACATTATGCCAATGGTAGGAAAAAAAGAGTTCGGTTACGGTGCAGCAGGAATGGCAGCCGCTAAAAAGGAAGCCAAGAAAACTGGCAAGCCAATGAAGATGAAGGAAAAGGCAAAGCCTAAGAAAAAGAAGTAAATGACCACAGCCGCAACCGTCATCGATAGGACGTTGCGACAACTGCTATCGGGAACAGTTGAACCGCGCAACAAACTAGCGTCCAGTATCAACTCGTCCGCGACGAGTGTTATTGCGACATATGCCCTTGAAGGGTTGCGTGCTGGACAAGTTTGCGAAATCGATTCAGAACTCATGTACATTTGGGCAACTGATTCAGCAACAAAAACGATGACAGTCGAGCGCGGCTTCAACGGAACAACCGCAGCAAGTCACACAGCTGACGCAATTATTGTTGTTAGCCCACGCTTCCCACGCTCACAAGTACTGGAAGCAGTCAACGACGAAATTCGTGACCTGTCATCCCCGATGAATGGTTTGTTCCAAGTCAAAACATTAAACATTGATTACAACGGTTCAGACACCATGATAAACCTCACAGGTGTAACAGACATCATCGACCTACTTGGTGTTTCTGTTCGCTACATGGTTGACGACTATCCTGTCGCACGAAAAGTACGTCTCGTGCGTGATGTACCAACAGATGACTTCGCATCAGGCTTCGCACTACGGTTCGACCAAGGGGTATTCCCAGGTCGCCTTCGCGTTGTCTACAAAGCACCATATGTGACCGCTTCAACCGAATCCTCTGACATAAACACAACTGGCGGGATTCAAGATACGGTCACAGATATTGTTGCGATTGGGGCGCAAATTCGTTTGATGTCACCACGAGAAATTAAACGCAACTTCACCGAATCACAAGGCGACACACGACGCGCAGCAGAAGTACCAGTTGGCGCGGTAGGTGGTTCGATTTCCAATTTGCAAAGGATGCGCCGTGACCGTATCCAAGCAGAAGCCGCACGACTAACGAGGTCATACCCAACTTTTTTGTCTAAGGACTAAACGGTGGCAACAACTCTCTACAGGTTTACAGATGCGTTCATCCCAGCGCCACAGTTCTTTGCTGGCGGGACAACAACAAACCTTGTACCAGACATTTTCCCTATTGCTATTGATGGTCGCCCGTTCCTTATTGACCAGCAAGCGGGGACATTTACGCGCGGTTTCGAACCACGAGTGCGTGACTCTGTTGACCAGTCAACTACCCCAGGTGAAGCAGCTATTAACCCGCAAGGTTTGTGGCGGCGCGGTGAAACATCTTGGCATTATGGTGCTGGACAAAAATATGCTGACACCGCTGAAGCACAGGACTACAGATTCTCATCCAGCAAAGGTATAAATCCTTGGGTTAAGGGACAAGCAACGCTGCTTAACGCTGTCAAAGAGTCACTCGACTCTGCTAATACCAACCTGCTTATTGCTGCAACAGACACCCGTGTATATGTGCTTGATGGTGCAACACTCAAATACAGCACAGACCCATTTGCAACTAGCCCAACATGGACATCTGCTACAGGCTTGCCAACAGGCACACCACGCGACATGGCTACCGATGGAACAAACATTTACCTCACTTACGCTGGCAAAACTAGCAGTTTTGGGCTATGGAAATACACGGCAGCAGGCGTGGCATCAAACGTCGCGTACGGACATGAACTTTATTATGTTGACTTTGTTAAGGGAAACCTTATGGTTTCTGGAGACTCAGCAGCAGGCAGCGCCACAGACCTGTACTACAACCCATCAGGGAACATCGGCGGTGATGACTACGAACACCCGATAGCAACATGGAACTGGGTAAGTTTCGCTGCAGGACAAAACGCAATCTACGCTGCAGGATACGCAGGAACCCGCGGAGCAATCTACAAAATCACTATCACCGCAGCAGGCGTACTCGACCAACCAGTAGTAGCTCTCGAACTTCCATCAGGCGAAATACCATTAACCGTATTTGGTTATCTCGGTGGCATACTCATCGGCACAAACAAAGGCGTGCGTTACGCAACACCAGACAACGCTGCGAACCTTACAGCTGGCGCACTTATCCCAACAAGTGGCAATGTGGTTTCGTTTACCGCCGAAGACAAATATGTTTGGTTCAGCTGGTCCAACTATGACGGTGTGTCAAGTGGTATCGGACGGTTAGACCTATCCACGTTTATCACATTAAACACCCCTGCCCATGCCACCGACCTGATGCACACCTCAACATCAAACGTTCTGGCAGTAGCAACATTTAGCAACAAACGACTGTTCTCTGTATCGGGCGACGGCATCTATGTTGAAGACACAGCCAACTTAGTCACCAGCGGAGAAATCGTTACAGGAACCTACCGTTGGGGTATCCCAGACCGCAAGTTCGTAGCCAAGTTCGACATCAGAACCACCCCTCTCTACGGAACAATCACCCCAAGCATCTCCCTTGACTCTGGTGACTACACCGACATGTCACCACACAACCTGGCACTCGGAACCGAATCAGTAGCCACTGGACCACAGTCCAAGTTCATTGAAGCCAAGTTCAAACTGACACTCAACAGAGGTTCGGCGACCACAGGACCAACCCTTACCCGTTGGATGGCACGAGCCTACGCCAGCCCAGCCCGAAGCCAAGTATTCCGTGTACCAATCCTCATGCATCACCGTCTACACGTTCGCGACACCGACTACTACTTTGATGTTGAATCAGAACTACGCGCTTTGCGCGATTTGGTGACTAATCCGCGTGTGGTAAACTACCAAGAAAACACTGAAACATTTTCTGTAGTATTAGAAGACTTAGAGTTTCAGGTTGCTGACGGGTACCAGTCCAACTGGGACTTGGAAGGAACCTGTACAGTTACAATGCGTTCAGTACAAGACTAGGAGTTATAGATGCCATACGCAGCGAGACGGTCATATGCAGGTGCGGCACCCGCATGCACCCTGACAAACGCTATTACCTCGTCTGACACGTCTGCGCTTCTCACTGGTGACGTAACCAACTGGAACAGCACCGCTAGTGGTTCGTTCTTTATGGTCATCGACCCAGGTCTTAGTACCGAAGAAAAAGTGCTAGTAGGTTCACGCTCAGGTTCTTCGCTTTCCTCCATCACTCGTGGTGTTGATGGGACTACTGCCGCCTCACACAACGCTGGCGCAACCTGCTACCCAGTTTTTACCGCTACTGACGCTGACCAAGCAAACGCTGTAGCCGCCGCCCTCACGACTAAGGGTGACTTGTTGGTTACTACTGGTTCGGCTCTAAACCGTTTGGCTGTCGGAACTGATGGTCAGGCTTTGGTTGCCTCTGCTGCTGCCACTAACGGTGTTACTTGGGCTACGCCAACAGATACCACGAAACAGCCTGTTGCCACCCTTACAACTAAGGGCGATATTTATGCGGCTACTGCTGCTTCAACTGTGACCCGTTTGGGTGTTGGTACTGACCGTAAGAAATTGACTGCTGATGCTGCTGAGGCTACTGGTATCAAATGGCAGTATGAAGGTGAGTTGACGCTTAATGCTCAGACTGGTACGACGTACACGCTTGTGTTGACGGATTCAGCAAAGTTTGTGACTCTTTCTAATGCGAGTGCGATTACTGCGACTGTGCCTCCTAACTCGTCTGTCGCGTTTCCCACTGGTACACAGGTGAACTTGATGCAGTTGGGTGCTGGTCAGGTGACTGTGGCTGCTGGTGCTGGTGTTACGTTGCGTTCTGCGGGTACTTTGGTTAAGACTTCTGCTCAGTATGCGGTTGCAACTTTGTTGAAGATTGATACTGATACGTGGGTTCTCGTCGGTAACTTGGCGTAACGGTCATGTTGATTTTGGCTGGAGTGGGCGCAGGACCAAAGGGCGACTTTGAATCGATTGCTACAACAACCGTTGGTTCGGGTGGAAGTTCAACCATTACTTTCAGTTCAATACCTAGCACATACAAGCATTTACAGGTTCGCTACATAAGTCGTGACTCAAACGGTCAACATCTTTCATTCAAAGCGAACAATGATTCTGGTTCAAATTATGCGTTTCACAGATTGGCTGGTAACGGTTCATCAGCATCCGCACTTGCTTCAGCAGGACGAACCGATATGGTGATAAACCAAGGCGGAACATCAACAACAGCAAATATTTTTAATGCTGGGGTTGTTGATATTTTGGACTATGCAGACACAAATAAATATAAAACCATACGAACATTGAATGGTGTTGACTACAACGGAAGTGGTTATGTGGAACTGATTTCTAACCTATGGATGAGTACCAGCGCAATTTCTACTTTGACTTTTGCACCTTTTGTAGGAAGTTTTTCTGAATATACACAACTTGCTTTGTACGGGATTAAGGGGTAGTTATGCCAGCAACGTATGAACCAATTAACGCACAAACATTGGGAACTGCTATTGCGGATGTGTATTTTAATTCTATTCCTCAAACCTATACAGACCTAGTACTAGTTATTTCTGGAAACTCTGCTGCATATTTCAATACAGCGTTCAGATTAAACAGCGATAATGGAAATAATTATTCTTGGACTGAACTTTACGGGACTGGTAGTGTCGCTGCTTCGGGCAGGATTTCTTCTAATAGTTTTGGGCGTTTTGATAATTATGGTGGAATAGATACAACTGGAAGAAACATTATTGTTGCCAATTTTATGAATTACAGTAATTCAACAACATATAAAACTGTAATCAATAGGTCAAATAATGCTGGTGGAACTTATCCTGGTTCGCAAACAAATGTGAACTTGTGGCGTAATACGGCTGCAATAACTTCTATCAATGTTTTGAGCAGTACTGGTGCAAACTTC